TCTTATGAAATTCCTCATAGGTAATTTCTCTGGTAGTTAGAATACGTTCACCAAGATCCATCTGACTAAATTCATCAGCTTCAGACATGGTAACGGTATCGGCGGCATGCTCGGCCTCTTTACATTCAATCACATATCTGGTGCGAAACATTTGAATAGCATCTACAACAAACAAAGGCATAACGACTCCATAATAAAATTAATACCGGTTACGATTTCCGGCGTCTCTTATGAGAGACCGATCATGTCACTTAGTTAAAAACTGAGCTACCAGCTGCAGCGTAGGCAGCGGCAATCATACGACGCGAGGGAGTTCCCAGGCGGTATGCAGTTTTACCATTCTTAGCAGTATTGCTATAGATGGAATAACCTTGCGCGCGCAACTCGGAGATACGAGCGGACACAGAGGTTTCTGTAGTACCAAACAAACCTGCCATTTGACCGGCTGTAAATTGACGACCATGTGACAAAGTTTTCAGTACACTGTTTTGCAAAGACATAATATTTCCTTAATATAGAAACGCCCCACCATTAAAAAAGTCACGAGGGCGGCGGTCTTTCCCTCGTAACAGAGAATTAAGCTTCAGCTAGTTCTTTGATTGACTCTAGTTCTAGATCAACTTTTTCCTCTTTCACAACACTGATTATAGGCTGTTTCACAGATTTAATCAACTCTTTCTTTCCCAGAATCTCAATAATTTCTGTTACATACGCAGTAAATTGGCCAGTATCTAGAAGAAACTGACATGCTTCTGGCTTAGTCATGGGGTTAGGAAGCTCAATCAAATCGATATCCGTATCTCCCTGCTTCTGTAAGTTCTTAATTCGAAGAACCTTATCAGAACAGAAACGAACTTTAATATTACCCTGGTTACGGGAAACACCTGCTACTGTAAACATATCAATACCTTTCATAATATAAAAAATACTATCAAACACCTAGGCCTTGGCCTGCCATAAGATAGTTGGTTACCTTGGTAACCATTACATCCTTAGATGTTGCTCGCTCTAACTCGTAGATGAACTTATCTTTGGTTGTACGTTTACCTGAGGACTCTTCAATCAGACTTTTACAAGTAACTCGAAAACCTTCAAGCGTTGCGGTCTGATACTGACTAAACAAGAATTTCATACCATCATCCCCTACTGTATCTTGTTTAACTCGAACTCGTGAATTTGATTGAGTCATAATGAACTCCTGATGAACATATGTTATTATATGCTATTTTGGTGTTACTGGCAACTTTTGGATAGTCGTTACGTCATAAAAAAAGAGCCTTACGGCTCTTCTTCTAAGTCTTCTACATCGAGTAGACCTCTTTCTATTAATTCTATTACGGTTTCTTCAATACCTTCATACTTCCCTTTATAGTAACAGGCGTAACAGGTTATAAGCATAAGAGCGATCTGAATTAAATCTCCCCCTGTTAGAACAACATCGTTCATTTAAACCCTTCAGGTTATACGGTAATATGGGGCATCCATTGAAAGGTTTTCTTTAGAAGCCGCTTCTTTATCTTTGACCAATCGTCTCCTTTGTAAGTCTTTTTGTAATAATTATATGACCAAATTTTTCTTCTTGTATCAATCGTTCTTAAAATTTCGTAGGGGTCTTTTTTAGGGTAGCAGAATCTAATTTCCATTGCTATATCGTGACCATAGGCATCTATTTCATCGATGTCTGCAAGGTACTCTTTATCTTCTGATATTGTACCTGTTAAATTACGAAAATCTATCTCACAAGGTTCTCCACCTGTATCTCTATTTTGCCATTGTAACTCATGAATTGTTTCATGTTGACAAACTTGGGATATAGCAAATTTAAAATCTCTCCAATTTTCATTAGATACAGAGTAGTGTTTTTGCTGTTTTGGAAAATTGAGTACAATATATTTAATATTCTCTACCATGTCATAGAGACCGGAGACAGAGATATCTTCAGGACCGTAATCATCAAAAGTTTCGAATCTAAATTTAAACGGTATATTGGCTTTTTTATATCCGCGCGTTAAAATGCCGGCTATTTGATAGTAAGTAGGGTGCCCTAAAAGCTTAGATTTCTTATCCTCTAACACTTGATCAATTGCTGGTGCAAGATACATAGGACCCCCTTTTACATTATTTATACCTTTATGCCGGAGAAATCCTTAGTTTTAAACGTTTTAGACATACCAAAATTGCTGTTCTCATTATCTGCTTGACCAGAATCAGCTAGGTTACTTTGCGCAATATCCTCTAAGTCATAAAGTCGCATCTTCGCACGATCAATACCAATCATAAACCGCTTATATAATGTTGGATCATTATACCGGTTTTTTAGCTGCTTGACCATGATCTGATTGAGATTTTCGAGCTCTTCTGTACTTATTAAGGCAAACATAAAATCTGCCGTGGCGGGTAATCCGAAGGATTCGGACGTATCGGTCAACTCCACATCTGTATTCGAGAAACCCGAACGCGTAGTTTGTGTAGCGGAGACGATAGGTAAATTAAATTCTACAGCTAGACCTCTCAACTCTTCAGCAATGGCTTTGATATATGTATAAGAATTAACACCTCCACCAGGCTTGAATCTAGAAGATGCGCAGATGTTTAAATAGTCAATAAAGATAACATCTGGTTTAAATGAGCGTTTTAACGATAGTTCATTCAGTAACCCCTTAAAGTGACCTACATGTGCAGATGCGGTAGGGTATTCCTTAATAATTAGCTTACCATGAGATTTACCGTTAATCTTACTAATTCTACCTTCAAACATTTGCTTAGGCAGGTTCTTTAACTGATCTATCTCAACATTAAGTAAGTTAGCATCAACACGCTCGGCAATCCTCTCTTCTGCCATCTCCATTGTAATATATAGAACGTTTTTACCTAAAGCCAGGTTGGCAGCAGCCATATGGCACATAAAGAGAGACTTGCCCACCCCAGTACCAGCCAAAGCAATATTAAGCGTCTTGTTAGGTAGACCTCCATTTGTGATCTTATTGAATAAAGAAAGATCAAAAGGAAGCCTAGACTCGACACGGTTATAAAAATCAAACCGCTCAGAAGAATCTTCAAAGTAATCATGACCCACGGAAGAATCGAAGCAGACACCTAACGCCTCCTGTAACAACGATGGTATGCCATCTTTACTAAAGTTCTTATCTCTACCCTCCATAATACCAATCGACTGAAGAATGGCATTATAGACGGCTTTATCTTTACAAAACTTTTCAGTCTCATCTAACAGCCAATCTTGATTCGGCTGATCAAATACTTCTAACTCTTTTAATAAGTTACCAGTTTCTTTAAACGCACCTTCAGGCAAATTAGAATTCTGTAATGTGATAGCTAATGCTTCAGTAGTTGGAGGTTTATTATACTTAACTACAAATTCACTGATTACCTTATAGATTGTCCTCTCACTTTCGTCTGTAAAGTATTCAGACTTTATGAACGGGAGGACCTTCCGCATGTAGCTTTCATTATGTACTAGATTCCGTAGTATCGTTATCTCTAGTCTGTTTGAGGTCATCAATTGCTTCTCTTAAAATATCGTTAATAATAATATCCATGACAACTTTAAACTTATCACTCTTAATATCTTCATCCGTGATTAATTCGGATTTATGTACTATATGATAGTCAAGCAAAAGTTCATTCTTACCTTCTTCAGGCCAATCTAACTTTTCAATCTGAACAGTAACACCTTTAAACTCACCATCGATAATTTCAAAGCCCCAATCCTTTTCACCTACAAACCAGGGTTTAAATAAATCATTACGCAGCATCTGCATACTCCTCGTTTATTTCAAGATCACTAATAATTGCACCATTCGAAACTTGATAGGTCTCTTTAACCCAGTCATGAAAAGACTTAGTAGTAAGAATCGGCATCCAGAACTCTTTTGTATCAGTATCTTTAATACGAAACTTCTTTTCTTCAATCTCACCAGTCTCTTTATCAACCCGTGAATACCACCCATTGGATGGTTTAACGACGTGACCGGATTCAATAGCCATATCTAACAAACCAGACCAGCGACTAATACCACCGTCATGCTTTACAGTAACGGGGATCTTAGACTTTTCTCTTACATAACGAGACTTCTCTACGTTAATAATAAAGTTATAACCTACAACTTCAGTACCTTCTTTTTCTTGCTGACGACCAAGAATAAAGATATTATCGGCAGAATAATAAGAACCAGTACCTCCACCTACAACGTCTTTTGAATATAGCTCCATAGTCTTATAGGTATGGTTAACTACGATCATAGGAATATCTTTTAAAGATAGATGAGGCGTTACCATCCGAAACAAAGATTTAATCTGCTTTGCTCGAGACATATCTGCTACTGACTTACCCTCTAAAGCATCTTCGACCTCTTTCTTAGAAGCAAGATTACCAATCGAGTCTACAATAATGATAAGATGATCACTACGCTCAATACCCTCAAGCTGAGTCATAATATCAAACTTAAGCTGTTCAATATTAGTAAGAGGAGTATGAAGTACACGCTTTGAATCAATACCAAAGGAGTCAAAGTAGGATTGAGGAGTACCAAATTCAGAATCGTAAAACAGTAAACATGAATCAGGATACTTATCAAGATAAGACTTAGCCATCAATAACGAGAAGGCAGTCTTAAAATGCTTCGATGGCCCAGCCCACATAGTTAGCCCTGGAGTTAACCCACCATCTAGCTTACCTGATAACGCAATATTAATTGCAGGTATAGAGGTAGGAATCATATCCTTCTTCTGAAAGAATTTTGAATCGGCTAGGATAGCCGTATCTTTAATCGTAGAGTTTTTCTTAATTTTATCAAGTATAGACATTGTATAGTTCCTTATAGATCACATATTATAATATAAATCAGACGTAAGGTCAATCGATTACTGACACCAGCTTTGCTTGGCATCACCGTAATATTCACGAGCTAAACCGTTAGCAATTAACCCGTTACGAACACTTTGGCCATTTACAATAATATCTCCAAGTACTCTACCACCAAATTTATCCCAGGCATATAGTGTAACCTGTATTCTACCACCCTGTGAAATTAACTGTGTGGTCCATTTACTAGCCAGCTGTGCTCTTTGATCTTCTTGCGCGCATTGAGCTCGGAAACCTTTTTCTGGAGTATCAACACCATAAATTCTTACTGCAAGCTCAGGTTTTAAAGGGGCAGGTAAGTATGGTGCTGCAATAACAATAGTATCTCCATCACTTACTCGTAAGACTTGAGTATCATAGGTAGCTGAGTTCTTAGGTACCTTTTGAGCAAGTGCAGGTAGAGTAAATAATGTTGCGATTAATAAAGCTAATAAATTTTTCATCCGAATAATCCTTCTAAAGATGCGGTTTCTTTAACTTGCCATCCAATACAGCTGAGTAAAGAGTTAAGGGGTTCAAGAAAAGACTTCTCAAACATTTTATCATAATCAATGTAGTCCCGAATTTTAAATTCAGGGGGTACTTCACCAGCAAAAGTAATAACATGAGTACCTAGAGGGTTTGGTTCACGAAGATACAAGAACTTAATCTTATCTCCTTCTTGAATCAACTGATATTTTTTCTCTAACCCCTTACTTGTGACTAGATGATTATATATAAGAGCGCCTCTAACGTGAATAGGGGTACCCTTCCTAAAAATATTATCCTTGGATGCATATTCCTTAATACCGTTCACACCTCGAGGAAACGCAATATCCTCAGGCTCTAGACTATGCCACCTTACTTCCAAGTCAGCTACAAATTGTCTTAGCGTTGCCTCATCTTTGGTAAGTGCAATCGATACAGCCTCTTTAAGTGCCTTACGAACTGGAGCAGGAGTAGACGACCTAACAA